AAAGACAGAATCGGTAAGGCTTTCTCGTTGGGAGCTTTATTTTTTGCAGTGGTACCATTATCAATGGGTATCCTCGGTTTTATTGCCGCAGGTATCGGTTTCGTACCGAAGTCTGCAGGTCAGGTAAACTTCGAACTCATCCAGGCATTATTCCCGGCGTGGGTAATCATTCCGTTTATGTTTATGCTTATCTCCGGACTGCTTTCGACAGTAGATAGTAATTTGTGTGCAATAGCATCTCTGACTACGGATATGAAGATAACAAAGAATATGGATGAGAAGCAGAAGCTCACATTTTCCAAGGGAGCTATGGTAGCGTTGTTGACTGTAGGAATTGCAATAGCAAATATTCCGGGACTGACAGTTACGCACATGTTCCTGTTCTATTGCACGTTCAGAGCTACGACAATGCTTCCTACAATGCTGACTCTTATGGGAGTAAAGCTGAAGGCGGCAGGAGTGACCGCAGGAGTAATCACTGCGTTGGTCGTAGGGCTTCCTATTTTCGCCTACGGGAACATTTATGGGCTTTCGACATATAAAACAATAGGCAGCCTCTTAACTGTCCTCTCGGCTGGAATTGTAGCGGTCATTGTATCGAAGATTTCAAAGAAGGGAGCATAGGAGAATGGGAAATGAATTGCTCGGAAGAAAACAGAGGGTAACAAACGAAGCTTGGTTGGAGGTGCTCGAAAAAATTGAGCAACTGGTACCAAGAGAACAGCTGGAAGAGAAAGTCAATAAGGCTGTTGCAGAGATTAAGGCAAAAGCGGATGGAAAGAAAGCTGCATTTGCTTGGAGCGCCGGTAAGGATTCATTGGTCTTAGAGAAGATTTGCTATATGGCCGGAATTACCTCCTGCGTCCTCGTAATCAGCAATTTGGAGTATCAAGCATTCTTAGAATGGGTAGAAGCAAATAAGCCTGCGGAATTGGAAATTATCAATACTGGCCAAGACCTTGAATGGTTGGCGAAGCATGAGCAGATGCTCTTCCCGCAGAATTCTCAGATAGCTTCCCAATGGTTCCATATCGTTCAGCATAGAGGACAGGCAAAATACTATAAAGACAAAGAGCTTGATATGTTACTGCTTGGCCGAAGGAGAGCCGACGGGAATTATGTTGGCAAAGGCGATAACATTTACACGGATGGAAAGGGTGTCACGAGATACAGTCCTTTGGCAGATTGGAGCCATGAGGACATTTTGGCATTCATCCATTATTACCAAGTGGCAATGCCGCCGATTTACGAATGGAAGAAAGGGTATTTGTGTGGAACACATCCATGGGCGGCCAGACAATGGACTGGTTCCGTGGAGAATGGTTGGAGCGAGGTGTATGAAATTGAGCCCGGCATTGTAGAAGATGCTGCCAAAGTCATTCCAAGCGCCAAAAAGTTCCTTAAAAGCCTTAAAAAGTAGTGAAAGCATTTGCATACAAATGTATTCAATGTATATCACGCTATTTGCAGATAGCGTTATGAGCATGAAACCCAAAATCATGCACGTTAGCCATACGTCATTGTCCTTCAGAACAGTTTAAGAACAATGGAGGACAACAAAATGGAAATTAAGAGAATGAAACTCGCTGACTTGGTAATCCCGGAGAAGAATATCCGCATCCATACAGACCAGCAGCTGAGGGAATTTGAAAGAAGTGTCAGGATGTTCGGCCAGATCAGACCGATTGTCATTGATGAGAACAGGGTAATCCTTGCCGGAAATGGTTTATATGCCACACTGCTCCGCATGGGAGAAGCTGAAGCGGATGTTTATCAGTATTTCGATTTGACGGAGAATCAGAAAAAGAAGCTGATGATAGCCGACAATAAGATATTCGCACTCGGCATTGAGAACCTTAACACTTTGAATGAATTCCTCGAAGACCTGCACGATGATTTGGATATCCCGGGATATGATTCCGAAATCCTTAAACAGATGGTATCGGAAGCAGAGGACATTACCGAGAAGCTTTCAGAATATGGAACTCTCGATGAGGACGAGATAAAGGCCATCAAAGAGAGAAATGAGAGACAGGCTATGGAACCACCAAAGCCTGTTTTTGGTTCTAATAACACAGAAAACCAGCAGACGGCACCTGTTACAACCACATCCGAGCCTATCCGTGAGGAACAGAGCGAAGAAACCGCCGACATTCGCAAGTTTGTTATCTGCCCGAATTGTGGGGAGAAGATATGGCTGTAAAGAGATGTGAGTCCAGTATCGATGTTGTGAAAGCTGCAGAGATCCGAATTGTAAATGTATTCAATAACGGATTGCCTGTATTTATGTCTTTCTCCGGCGGTAAGGACAGCTTATGTATGGCGCAGCTTATTTACAATCTGGTGCAACAGGGCAAAATCAATCCGGCACAGCTGGTAGTACAATTCATAGATGAAGAGGCTATCTTCCCTTGCATAGAGGATACAGTAAAGGCATGGAGAAAGAGATTTCTCCTTATGGGAGCAAAGTTCGAGTGGTATTGCTTGGAAGTCAAGCATTACAACTGCTTCAATGAGCTTTCCAATGATGAGACCTTTATTTGTTGGGATAGCACGAAAGAGGATGTATGGGTAAGACGCCCGCCTGCATTTGCAATCAGGAATCATCCACAATTAAGACCGAGGATAGATGCGTATCAAGATTTCCTTCCGAGAACCTGTCAGAGCGGTATTACCATTACCGGCATAAGGACAGCAGAATCGGTTCAGCGATTACAGAATATCGCATCCATGATACGAGCAGGAAAGACAATGACAAATAAGCACCAAGTATTCCCGATTTATGATTGGACGAATAATGATGTGTGGTTGTATCTGCTCCAGGAACATGTAGATATCCCGGACATTTATTTGTACCTGTGGCAAGCAGGAACAAGGAAAGGGCAGTTGAGAGTATCACAGTTCTTTTCCATAGACACAGCACGAAGCCTTGTGAAGATGAATGAGTATTACCCGGACCTCATGGAGCGGGTAGTACGCAGAGAGCCCAATGCTTATTTGGCAGCATTATACTGGGACAGTGAAATGTTTGGCCGAAGCACCAATGCGAGAAAGGAAATAGAGAAGGGGCAGGAAAAGAAAGATTACAAGGCAGAGTTAATTGAGGTGTTCAACAACATGGACATATATTTTACTACAAAGCATAAGCGGTATGTGGCTTCCAGATACCGAAATTTCTTCATATCGGTTGCGGCTATAGCGACTGATAAGGATTACAAAGCGATTTACGAGGGGCTTATCTCCGGTGATCCAAAGCTCCGCTCCTACCGAGCTCTTTATCAGAGAATATATGGCAGATATATATCAGATGCTAAAAGGGAGGAGGCGAAGAAAAATGGATAGATTGATGATGCCGGCGGCTACTCTCCAATGGGTAGATAGAAACCTCGTGAGACCAAACGATTACAACCCAAACAAGGTATCGAAGCAGAACCTTGAACTGCTCACTCAGTCGATATTCACAAACGGATGGACGCTTCCTATTGTTGTTCGTCCGGATTATACGATTATTGACGGTTTCCACAGATGGACAGTTTCCGGTCCTGATTGGACGTACGTTCCTCCGTCTGAAAAGGATAAGAGGACATTGTACGAGCGTTTGGGTGGAAAAGTGCTTGTTGTAGTTGTTGACCACAAGGATAAGGCAGGAAATATTTATGGTACCGTGACTCATAACAGGGCAAGGGGTACACACCTGCTCGAACCTATGAAGAAAATCGTCAAAGAACTTATGGACGAGGGAAAAACGGTAGAGGAAATCGGGAAGCAGCTTGGTATGCGCCCGGAGGAAATATTCCGTCTGTCAGACTTCTCAAAAGAGGACTTTTTGAAGATGATGGTACAGGATAGGCAAAACTACTCAAAAGCGGAATATATAACGAAGTTATAATGTTAGCACAAATAATATTCGTATCGACGGGGGAGGGCTTAGTGTTCTCCCCTTTGCCCGTACACACGGACGGGAACAATTAAGCAAGGAGGGAGGTTAAATGCCGACACCAAGAGGTCCAGATACGGACAAAAGAAGTGAAGAACGCAAGCAGGCGGAACGATTGTATTTGGAAAGCAAGGGAAACATCAAACTTGTTGAGATTGCTGAGAAGCTCGGTCTTCCGGACAATAAAGTCCGCAAATGGAAATCGCTGGATAATTGGGAAGGTAAGTTAAACCCTGCCAAGGCTGAAAAGAGCAAAAAAAAACCTGTGGAGCGTTCCACCAAAGAAAAAGGGAGCGTTCCACCTAAAAAGAAGGTTGGAGCACCCAAGGGGAACACGAACGCCAAAGGACATAAGAACCCAGTGCCGCCACCAGATACCACCAAGCACGGTGGTTATTCTGCGGTATATTGGGATACATTGGACGAGGACGAGTTGGAACTTATTGAGGAAGTACCAAAGAGTGAGGAGGATTTACTTATAGAGCAGATACAGCTGTTCTCGGTAAGAGAGCGCCGCATCATGAAGGCCATTAACAAATATCGAGCCATGGACGGACCGGTGGCAATCGTCAATACCTTCCGGAGTGAAAGAAAGCGGAGTTTTGACAGTACCGAAGATGAGGAAGAGTACAACCGGCTTATCCGTGAGAAAATTGATAAAGGCGAGAGGATGCCCGGAAGGGAATACACAACACAAACCTCTACCGACAATAAGGATAATATCATAGCGAGACTGGAATCCGAGTTGTCGAATGTGCAGGCTAAGAAGACGAGAGCTATTGAGGCTCTTTCCCGTATCCATTTGGAGAAGGCGAAGCTTGAAGGAGATAATAAGGGCAATGATGTTGTTAAGACTTGGGCTGAAAAAGTGCTGAAGGCAAGGAGGGAGCAGGGCAATGAGTAATAATTTGGATTGGCTTGACGACTTCCTGGAGGAGAGTATTCCAATATGGAAGAACGACCCTGTTGCATTTATGCGTGAGGTCCTGTTATTTGAGCCTGACGATTGGCAAATTGATGTAGCCTATGATTTAAGGGATTATCCAAGAGTATCGGTTAAATCCGGCCAAGGTGTTGGTAAGACTGGTGTGGAAGCTGCATTGCTTCTGTGGTTCTTGGTGTGCTTCCCGTTTCCTCGTATTGTCGCGACTGCTCCAACAAAGCAGCAGCTTCACGATGTACTATGGGCTGAGGTTGACAAGTGGATGAGCAACTCTCCTTTGCTTCCTATGCTCCTTAAATGGACGAAGACCTATGTTTATATGCTTGGCTATGAAAAGCGTTGGTTTGCGGTAGCGAGGACTGCTACAAAGCCAGAGAATATGCAAGGTTTCCACGAAGATAATTACTAAGGGTATTTGAGGTTATATCATTCTATATTACCTCAGTAATATCAAGGGTTAATTTATATCGTTTAATATCTTTTATTATCTCAATGTTAATTTTTTGGTGTCAAATGCGGTGTAGTGGTGTCAGCTTAAAAATAATTTTAAAAAATTCTAAAAAAACACTTGACAAGGCATTAAGAGCAATTTTGATTTTATATGCGATTTTGTAATGATTATTATTTTTATTTGAAAAAAGGATTAGTGGAATTTGGTAAATGGTGGTATGTGGTGGTATACAGTTACCCGAAAGCCGAAAAGGTCAATTTGCTATAATATTCATATCCCCTTTTATCATTTTGAACAATGAAAAAAGACAAAAAACAGCTAAGAAAGCGAAAGGAGCAAATAATTATGGTAGCGAGAAAAAGAGATGATGTAGTTATTACATTGGCAGACAAAAGATTATTGAATATGGACGAGTTTGCAATTTATACCGGAATGGGAATATGCAGGACAAGGGAACTGGCGGAAGTGTCAGGAGCATTATTCAAGGCAGGGAAAAGGGTGCTTGTTGACAGAGTAAAGTTTGACCGCTGGTGTGATGAACATAACGAATTCTAAGGAGCGGTAGATATGGCGGACAACAAAAAGTATTACTATCTGAAGCTCAAGGAGAACTTCTTTGAGTCGGAGGAGCTGATGCTCT